TCGGGCCCAACGAGCGTCGTCGGCTTCTGTGCTGCCATCGGTCTCTCCTCAGATTCAGAGGGCGTGTCGGGGTGGAGGTGTGTGTTGGGTCAGGCGGCCCTGGCAGGCCCACCCCGGGAACATCCGCCAGGGCCGCCCGTCAGTGGTCAGCCGCCCGCAGGAGCCGGGAAGCCCATCGCCTCGTGGTCCAGACCCGGGCCGCCCCAGATCTCACGGAACGACGTGCCGAACTCCGGGTCGGTGAACCCGGTCAGCGTCGCGGGGTACTGGATCTCGGTCTCCTCGACCCACGCCTGCTCACCGTTCTCCGTGACCTGCGCGTTCGGCAGCCACCGGGCGAGGTAGATCGCCTCGTTGCCGTCGCCGTCCTTACCCAGCGCCAGCACCCGGTAGCGGCGCACGGACGGGCGAGCTGGCTTGTCGTAGAAGATGTTGCCGTTCGCGTCCGTGGTCACGCCGGTCAGGTCGACGCCGTGGTACAGCTCCAGCGTCTGCCGCTTGGACTCGATCATCGTGAACGCGAGCCCGTTCACGTCCGACGTGATGTCGCGGCGCACAGGTTCGGCGTAGCCCATCGCCTCGGTGTCCGAGGTGGCCTGGTCGCGCGTCCATGACGCACCGTCCCCCTTGGTGACCATGCCGACCGACACGTACCCGGGCGGCACGATGAGTCCGGTGCCGTCCCACACGGACGTGATCTCCTCGTCGCCGTCCTCAACGGGCTTGACGAAGATGCTCATCTCGAGCGTCTTGCGGATCAGGGAGGAGTTGTGGTCCTTGATCTCTGCGAATGTAGCCATGATGCCGGCCTGCCTTTCTGTGCTGGGGCCTTGAATGACGAAGGCCCCGAAGGTTCGGGGCCGGATGGGGTGGGAACTCGGGGGGTCAGCGTCGGTATGCGACGCGGTAGGAAGCGACGTAGCGCTCCACGTTCGGGCCGTAGTAGACCCAGTTGGGGCCGGTCGCGGTGTTCACGGCGTCTACCAGCTCGCCTGTGACCAGCCGGCCACGCATCGCGTGCACGGCGGTCCTGGCACGCTCAGCGAGCCGGGCAGCCTTGATGCGGTCGGGATGGAACGCTTCAACATCCAGCAGCGGCTCGTCGGTGATCCCGTCATCGGAGCCGGGACCGCGAGATACGCGCACGAACCCGTCAGGGTGGCGCGTCTCGACATCTTTGGGCAGGTCGGTGGACACGCCCACGTCGAGATGTTCGCTCAGCCAGGCGACGGCGAGTGCCTCAAGGATCGGCCAACCGGTGTCCATCAGCCCTCCTCTGCGGCGCGGCCCATGATGCGACGCCGATCCTGGCGGGACGACCCCCACTCCTGCTCGGCGTTGTCGCCGTACACGACCGCCTGCGGGCGCCAGCCCGGCCGCGTCCCCTCCTCAACCCACGTATGGAGTTCGACGCCCTCTGCGCCAGCCAGGGACTCGGCACGGCGCGCCACCCGGTCGGCGGTCTGCCGTAGCGACTGTCGCACCGCGAGCTGTTGCGCTGCGGCCCGGATGAAGTCGCGGGAGATCTCGACCTCGCGAGCCATCAGCCGGCCGCCTTCTCGATCGCGGCCCTGATGTAGCCCTCGACGATGAAGCCGCCCGGCTGCCGGCCGGGCTCACCAACCACCCGGTACGTCACGCCGTCGATCGGCAGCGTCACCGTCACGCCGTCATCCAGAGGCGCGTCGAGGGGCAGATAGAGCCAGTAGCCCCACACGCGCTGTTCGCGGGCGTCCAGAGCCTCCGTAGAGGTGCGCTCCTCGTACCAGGCCGGCCACGTCTCGTCGTGTGGCTCAGAGGTGATGGGGCGCCCGAAGTCGTCGTACTCGCCGGTCTCCCCGCCGGGGATGTGCAGCGTCACCGTCTCCGTGAACAACATCAGGGCCTCGGCGGGAGTGTGTAGCGGGCCAGCGTGCCCACGTTGCTCGAGTCGTAGTGCTGCGCGAACGACACCGACCGTGCACCCACGTTCTCCTGACGAACCAGACCCGCCTTGCCACGCTGCGCACGCTCAGCAACCACCGGCAACAGCTCAGGCGGGCACTCCACATAGCCGTGCGTCAGGTCGACCACGATCACGTCAGGCCAGCGGCCATGACGCCGCGTGAGCACGCCTGTGGCCTTGTTGACACGCCACCCGTCCAGCACCTCGCCGTCCAGATCACGCACCTCCGTCACCTCGACGACGTGCAGGGACCGCAGCAGCGCCACACGCGCGCCACCGGTCACCACCTCGACCGTCTCGGTGATCTCCGGCGCGATATGCCACCCGGCCTCGGCACGGACCGCACCACCCGCCGCCCTCACGACAGCGGGCGGGAAGGGCGCGCCAGGGAAGCCCTCAAGATCACCGACCTCTACCAGGTCATCCATGACGCGCCCCTCCTCTCACCGGTCGGACTTGTTGCGCGGCCGCCGGCTCTTGTTCTCCGGCGTCCGCTCCTTGACCTCAACTGCTCGGTCCCCGTAACGCTTCGCGTCCACGGGGTTGAGCAGCATCGTGTGCTTCACGCCGCCGATGTCGACGGTGTAAGCCTTGCGGTCGTCAGCCATCGGATCAGTCCCCGGTGCCGGTGCCGTCAGAGAGCGTGACGTTCACGAACGCGGACGGAATCCGCACCGCGAGCGCGACACGCTCCTCAATCCGGGTGGTGATGAGGTTGGAGGTGAAGTCCTCCGCGTGGGAGTTCGTCGTCTCCACCCGCACCCCGCCCTTGCGGTACACGGTCGCGGCGGCGTTGAAGGCCCCCACGATCGCGGTCCCTGCCGGGGTGGCAGCAGACACGACCGTGCGACGGCCCCAGATCGGGGGCTGCCACTCGATGTCACCGTTGCCGTAGGGGCCGGTGAAGTAGCCGCCGCCGTAGTACTGCTGGTTGCCGTCACGCGAGAGCCGCAGCCGCTCATAGTCGGCCGGGTTGATGACGATCCCATCGGCCTGGAGACCGGTGGCGGTCTGAATCTTCGTCATCGCCCGGAACAAAGCGTCCGGGTTGTCCTCGACACCCGCGGACGTCTCCGTCTGCACCCCAGAGCGGTTGAGCAGACCCTCGACGTTCGCCCCGGTGCCGGAGCCCGTGAGCAGCTGCCCCTCCTCGGCGAGCGCCAGAAGGTAGATGCCGCGCTGGTTGATCTCCGACACCCAGAACTGAGCATCCTCGACCATCTCGTCGGTGAACTTCAGGAACCCGGCGATCTTCTTCAGAGCGTCGGTGCGCTGCTCCGGGTCGGTGATGTGGAACTGCGGCTTCCCGCCGCCCTCCGCGACCGCCCCGAACGCGCCCTCGACAGATCCCTCAACGAGGTAGGTGACCGCGTTGCTGCCAGCACCGAGGGTGCCCTGCCCGAGCAGGTCGGACACGACCGGGCGACGGAACGCACGGACGATGGTCCGGTCGTAGGTCGTCAGCCACGGCGCGAGCGCGCCAGGCGTGGCCTGCGTGTCGTCGGCCGCCTTGAACTCAGGCGCCGCCACGGTAGAACCGGTGACGGTCTTGACACGTGCCAGACCTTCCTCGCCGACGTGCTTGACGAAGTGCTCACCGAGCGACTTCGCGCCGCCCTGCTCGCGGTCCTTGTCGCCCTCGTCCGGGGCGCCGTAGGAGCCGAGCCGCTTCATCAGCTGCTCGTCCTCCTCCGCGGCCTTGATCTGGACCGTGCAGTCCTCGATGGTCTGCTCGTGGCCCTTGAGCTCGGTGCGCTCCTCGTCGGTCAGCGCCCGCTTCTCGGCCTCGGCCTTGCCGATGATCTCCTGGGCCGCCTTGATCGCGGCGGCCCGCTGTGCCTTGGGTCCCATGGTCTAGGCCCCTTCCTCGCCGTACAGCACGGCGTAGTGATTGAACTTGGCCGCCAGGGTCGAGACGGGCGGTCCATCCTTCAGCTCCTCGCGGGACACGGGCGAGTTGCCCACCGTGGGGTCCTCGTCGCTGGCGTCCGGCTTGGCGTCCGGCTTCTCGCTGGCCTTCTCCTGGTCTTCATCACCGCCCCGATCGTCCCGCTCAAGGGACTTCAGGACGGAGTCAATGGAGTCCCGCGCCTCACGCAGCGCAGTCTCGTTCTTCGCCGACAACACCCGGCCCGCCTTCACCAGCGCCTCAGTCGCCGACTTCACCGTCAGCACCTCCGCCAGGTCGTTGGCCGGCACCTGCACGACGGACACCTCGAACAGGTCGAGATCCTTCAGGTGGTTGCCGTCGTCACGCTTCTCGCTGTCGCGCACCGCGTAGGCGAACGACATGCGGTTGGTGCGCCGCCCCTTCATCAGCCGGTACACCTGCGCCGCAGTCGGGTTGTCCAGGTCGAGCTGGCCGTTGATCTTCAGGCCGTGCTCGTCCTCCTCAGCCGACAGCACGCCGCCGATGTTGGCGAATGGGTCGTGCATGTCGTGGCCCCAAAGCACGGGGATCGTCTCGCCGCGGTCCTTCCACTCGCTCAGGGTGCGGGTGAACGCGCCCGGCTCAACAATGTCCCCGTAGGAGTCGGTGTTGCCGAACACGGACGCGTATGCCTCGAACTGGCCTTCCTCGAGGTTGTCGTCCGGTCCCGCGGCCTTCACCCGCAGAGGGGTGTTCTTCAGTTTGAACATCTCACGCCCTCCCTGGGCTATTCGGTGATGATGATCAGCGAGCATTGGCAGCCCGCCGTCTCGTCGGCAGTGCCGTCGATACTTCCCGGCCAGGGCAGGCCGTTGGAGAACAGTTCGTCCAGGCCGACCGTCTCCCCATGCATCGCGGCGTGCGACGCCCGCGGGTTGCCCGAGTTGACCTGCCACTGCTTCCGGGCACGCGACCCACGCGTCTGCCTGGCCGCCTCGATCGTCGCGAACCCCGCCACCGCCGTCACAGCCGAGATCCCGGACTGTTCAGCGCGAGACTCCTCGGCGACGTCGAACACGTTCGCCACCGCCGCGGCGGGGTCCTCATCGTCCTCAAGCGCGGCCTCGAGCTGCGCGAACGTGGTCACGTTCACCTGCCCAGCGACACGTTCGGCCATCTTCCGCAGAAACGCCAACGTCCGGTCCACATCGTACTCGTCAGGCGACACGTCGATGCTGGCGAGGGTGT